AAGGAAAAGGAGGACCCCTGTGCATTGCGCGTCCCCAAGCCCTTAACATTAACACCCCCTACCCCATAGGCAGGAAGGGCCAGTTAAACGCCCGTTTCGGGTCTCTTTCCACCGATGTTAACGCTTGAGTGCCGCTTTGTTCTCGCCGCCGCCGTCTTTCGACCGTGGCAGGGCGAGCAGAGCGCCTGTCCGTTCGCCGGGTCCGTCCTCGACCCACCGTCTCGGATCTCGACGCGGTGGTCCGCGACCAGTCGCCGATCCAGCGCGCCGCATGACGCGCACATCCCGGCTGCACGGCGCAGCACCTCTCGGCTCCAGGCCCGATGCTCGACGCTGTCGTAGTAAGTATCGCGACCCTCGACCACCGTCGTCAGGGTCCGGCGCGCCTGGCCCCGAAGGGGTTGGCCGATGGTCCTCATCGGCGCGGCTCGCGCATCATAGCCATTAGGCTAGGGTGTCGCCGCCCGAGCGTCAAGCGTGCCGTCCTGGTCATCGCCATTCCGCCGCCAGGATGCCGAGCGCCTGGGCCAGCATGGCCGACGCTCGGCCCTCCCGGCAACGGCGGACCCGATCCCAGGCCGAGCAGGACATGCCGAGCCCGACGACCTCCACGACGATGCTATGCAGTGGCCCCGGCCCGCCGAGCAGCTGCGCCGCCTCGGCCAGCGCCCGTCCTGCGGCCACGCGCCGCTCGATGGCGGATGCCTGATCGCCGCCGCCCGACCGAGGCTCGATCCTGGTCGCGCTCGCCCCCGCCCGCCCCGAGATCTCAAACAGCGCCCTAAACCTTTCGCCAACTGCCCGCTGCTCGCCGTCTATCGTGCCTGCCCTCTCCATCGCCGCCAGCGTATCGACGACCCTCCACGGCCTCGACGCACGCCCCTGAGCGTCGGTGTACGCCCTGCCACCGCCTCGCTCGGTCCGCTCGGGCTCGGCGACCTCGATGCCGTGCTCGGCGTGTCGCGCGCGTTCCTGTGTCGGCGGGATGACCGGCTCGGCAGGATCGACGCCAGGGCGGTTTTTCCGACCACTGGTGCGGAGTGAGCGGGCTGAACTTGGCATGTCCACGATCTCCTCGGATCTCAACTTATAAGTGCATTGTATTTTAGCGTTTCGTCGCGCATCAGGGGTAACGCCGTAACGGGTTCTAAAGAACCCCGTTACGTTACGTTACCCGACTGCTGCCTTTGCCACCCGTAACGGGTTACCCTCCGTTACGTTACCGTTACCCTGTTACCTGTTGGATTTGTCCTGTCTTTTAATCATCATTACTGTTGCATGGACCGGATCCATGACCGCCCATCCATGCTCCTCGGCCCTGATGAATGAGGCCTCCAGCAACTTACAGATGAGCCGTCCTTTCGCCTTCGGCTTAACGACTTGCTCCGCGCTTGCCTCTGACATGTCCTCGCTGGCCATCAGATATTCGATCAATGCAGACCGCGACAGATATGGCGCTCCGTCGCGTTCTTCGGCCCCGCTCGCCCACCACGCATTCTCGAATGTCTGACGTTTATCGGCCAGGGCATGATCGATCTTTGGCCGCTCGACCGGCGCATCCGCCTCGACGGCCACCGCGCTGCCGACCGGCTGGCCGTCCTCATCAGTCCACCCGGCGATGGGCACCTGCTCAAGCCGCGCGTATGCCGGGACAGTTAGCTCGGCGTCCTTGCTCTTGCGCTGGACGATCTGGATCGGATCCTGCCCCTTGGCGGGCACCACGGAGATCTCGATGTCCAGCGCCCCGCGCCAGGCGCTCGACCCGCGCGCCCGGTGCTGAGCCTCTTCCATGACGCCGGTGTGATGGACGAGGAGCACCGAGCATCCGAACTCCGTCATAAGCCGCGCACATGCGTCGAGCATGGACTTGGCGTCCTGCGCCGAGTTCTCGTCGCCCGCGAGGAACCGGTGCAGCGTATCAACGACGATCAGGACAGGCCGGCGGTCCAGAGCGCGGATGGCCTCGGCGGTCCGCCGATACCCATCCGGCGTGTTGAGGTCCAGGCCATCTCGGGACAGCCACATGTCCAGACGCTCGACGCCGTGATGCTGTTTCCACGCCGCTATTCTGGCCCGTAGGCCCGCGTGGCCCTCGCCAGCCAGATAGACGACCGGCCCAGGCTTCACACGCGCCTGTCGCCAGATTTCCCGCCCTGCCGCGAGCGTCAGCGACCAGTCGAGGACGACGAACGTTTTGCCACCTCCGGACGGCCCGTGAACCATGAGGAGGCTCTCGGCCTGGAGCCACCCGCGCACCAGCCATCGGATCGGGGATGGCTGCGCGCTGAACTCGTCCGCAGGGATGAGCCAGCCGTCTGCCGGCGGGTTGAGGAGCGCCGCGAGGTCGTGACCAGCCGCGCGGTAATCGTTGGCGTCGCCGGGTATCGGCGGAACCACCACCCGAGCGCCGTGCTTTGCCGCCGCTTGCTCGGCGTACCGTTGCCCCACGCCGCTGGCGTCGTGGTCGGCCACGATCACCATCTCGCGAGCCGGGAAACGCGCCCGAAGGCTCCCGGCGACCGGGACCAGGTTCGATGCGCTGTAGGCCACGACCACCGGCCTGTCGGCCACCTCGTAGATTGTGGCAGCGGTCGCGAAGCCCTCGGCCAGATAGATCGGCCCGCTATCGGCCTCCAGATCGCCAATCCACCAGCACGATCCACCGGCCTGACCGCCGGGATGATAGAGCTTCTGGCCGTCCGCCGCGATGTACTGGAGCGAGACCAGATCGCCGTCCGGCTGATAGAGCGGGACCACCAGACGCCCGTCGCCCGTGACCCGCGCGCCGTGTGGCTGGACACTCTTGCGAGCGAGATACGGATGGGCTGGCGCGGCGGGTCCGCATCCTTCCCAGATCGCCGCGACAGTGTCGGCGGCTGTCTCGCGCGTCCGTTGACGATCCGCGTCGCGAGCCGCAATGGCCTCGGCCATCCGGCGCGCGTGAGCCATCTCCTCGACCGCTGTCACCGTGCGCCCGATGTCGGCACGCCATGAATGCTCGATGCCCGCGCGCCAACAGCCGAACCGACCGGCGGGGATGCCGTCGCCGAACGCGATGTACCAGCCGGATTTATCGCCCGCGCCCGGTCGCCCCTTCGCCCCGCTGACGAACCGATGAAGCGTTCCATCGAGGTGAATTGCTGCCGGTGGCGCTATGCCCGCTGCCGCCATCGCGTCGCGCAGCTGCTGCTCCGGCGGCTCCGGCGTTCGCTCTTTGGGCGGCGACCATGAGCCGCCGAGAATTGATCTGAGATCTGCCATGTAGTTCTCCTGTGTAGAGCGCCATCGTGGACCAGACGCCGGAACTTTGCAACGCGCCAGAAAAGCGGCGTTGACATCGGCTCGCAATCTGGCGCAGATTGTTGGAACGCCGACCGGAATGGTCCGACTGGCGGGAAAAGGAAGAACCATCATGGCAATCAGGATCAGCCGCACCAGCGGTCTGTCCGCCAATGGCGTCAAGCTGTTGGTGTATGGACAGGCTGGCGCAGGTAAAACGACGCTCATCAAGACGCTGCCCGCACCGATCGTGCTGTCAGCCGAGGGAGGTCTGCTGTCCATTCAGGACGCCGATCTCCCGTATATCGAGGTCTCCGACATGACCACGCTGCGCGAAGCATGGTCGTGGCTGGCGAGCAGCGCCGAGGCGAGCGAGTTTAAATCGGTGGCGCTCGACAGCATCAGCGAGATTGCTGAGGTGTGCCTCAACGCCGAGAAGAAGGCGACCAAAGATCCGCGCCAAGCGTACGGCGCGATGCAGGAGCAGATGACCGACATCATTCGGTCCTTTCGCGATCTGCCTGGGCGGCATGTGTACATGAGCGCCAAAGTCGAGAAGACCCAGGACGAGATGGGGCGCGTCTTGTATGCCCCATCGATGCCGGGAAACAAGACCGGCCAAGCCCTGCCTTACTTCTTCGACGAGGTTCTCGCGTTGCGCGTCGAGCGCGATCCCGAGGGCGCATCGCAACGCGCACTGATGTGCGACAGCGATGGGCTTTGGCAAGCAAAGGACCGCAGCGGGAAGCTGGCCGCGTGGGAAGCCCCAGACCTTGGGGCAATCATTCGCAAGATCCAAGGAGACAATGCATGAAACGCAAAGACAATAAACATCAGTCTGCAAGCTTGACTGTCGCGCAAGCGGCCAGCGAGCTAGGCGTTATCCAAAACACAGTTCGCCGGGCCATCAAGGACGGGAGGCTTCCTGCACGCAAAGTGCTGGGACGATATCGTTTAGATGCAGCTGATGTGAAACGTGCGGCTGCGGGAGTCTCGTATGGAGAGGAGACGGAGAATGTCGGCTGATGCACAGAAGCATCGAGGGGAAATGCAGACGCTTAGCGAGCGATGGCTCGCTGCGAAGGAAGCCGAGCGACTGGCGGTTGAAGAGCGCCGCCAGATCGAGGACCGGCTGTCGAGTCTGATCGGTATCGCCGAGACGCTCGAAGGCACCGAGACGGCGACGCCGGACGGTTTTACGATCAAGGTCGTCGGTCGGATGAACCGCAAAGTCGATGCTGACAAGGCCCAGGAGATCGCGGCCGAGCATGGCATCGAGGCGCATCTCGCCACGATCTTCCGTTGGAAGCCCGAGATCGATGCGAGGGCATGGAAGGCCGCGCCTGACAACGTGACCACGCCACTGCTCGCAGCGATCACCACGACGCCGTCTCGCCCCAGCTACACCATCACCAGGAAGGAGTGACCTAGAATGGCTCTGCTCAATCAATCGTTCCGCGCTGACGACCTCCCGCCCTCGGGCAATTACGATCCTATCCCGGCCGGGAAGTATCAGGCCAAGATCACCGAGGCCAGCGTCGGAATCACGAAGTCCGGCACCGGGGAATACATCAAGGTCCGGTGGGACATCCTCGGCCCCGCGCACCAAGGGCGCGTGGTGTTCCAAAACTTGAACATACGCAATCAGTCGTCAGCGGCCGAGGAGATCGGTCGTCGCCAGCTTGGCGAGATCATGCGGGCGATCGGGCTCGCAGCGGTGCAGGACACGGATCAGCTGATCGGCGGCGAAGCCGAGATCAAGGTCGCGGTGAAGCAGTCCGACGAATACGGCCCGCGCAACGAGGTGGCGGCGACGATGCCACTCGCGAAGGGGCAGTTGCCGCAGCCGATGGCGGCGAGCAAGCCCGCCATGTCTGCGCCCGCTGCTGCGCCGTCTCGCGCTGCTCCGCCGTGGGCGCGCAAGGTCTGAACGAAAATGGGGCGGCAGCGGTGGATTGCTGCCGCCCCAAGTCTACAGGGAGGAGGACACTGCATGGCGACAGTTCCCGAGGCCAATCATAGCACCGTGGCGCTCATTGACAAGCATCACGAAGCGATAGCCGACGACCCACATCGCGACCACCTTGGCGCATCGATGCTCGGGCACAAGTGCGAGCGATATCTGTGGCTCAGCTTTCGCTGGGCATTCCGCGAGCAGATCCCCGGTCGCATCCGGCGGCTGTTCCGGCGCGGCCATAACGAGGAGGCGTCGATCATCGCGGATCTGCGTGCCATAGGATGCGTGGTGCATGATCGGATGCCAGACGGACGCCAGTATCGCGTCGAGCTTGCGCCGCATGTCGGTGGATCGCTCGACGCCATCATCGACAGCGGCGTTCCAGAAGCGCCGAAGGCGCGGCATGTGGCCGAGTTCAAGACGCATGCGCGAAAGTCGTTCGACGACCTCGCGGCGAACGGCGTAGCGAAATCCAAGCCGCTGCACCATGTCCAGATGCAAGCCTACATGCACGGCATGGGGATAGAGCGCGCTCTTTATGTCGCCGTATGCAAAGATGACGACCGGTTGCACGTCGAGCGCGTCGAGCGCGATCAAGCCATCGCCGAGAAATACATCGAGCGCGGCGCAAGGATCGCGCTGGCCGAGCGAATGCCGACCGGCATCAGCGATGATCCGTCCTGGTACGAGTGCAAGTTCTGCCCGGCCCACGACATGTGCCACGGCTCACGCAAGACGAGGGAGATCAATTGCCGGACATGCGCGCACTCGACGCCAGGCGGAGATGGGCAATGGCGATGCGCGCGATGGGAGGACGAGGTGATCCCGTCAGACGCGCAGCGCGCGGCTTGCCCTTCGCATGTGTTCCACCCTGATCTGGTGCCGTGGAAGCTGCACGACAGCGGCATCGAATGGGTGGCGCTATGGGAGATCGACGGCGCGATGGTCGCCAACGGCGAGGCCGATGCGAACGTGTATTCAAGCCGCGAGATCCTCGGAGAGACCGATGCTGCGTGAATATCAACGCCGCGCCATCGACATGCTCTATGCGTGGCTCGAAAAGAACGCCGGTCACCCGTGCCTTGTCCTGCCGACAGGCTCGGGCAAGAGCCACATCGTCGCGGCGTTATGCAAAGACGCCGTTCAGAACTGGCCCGAGACGCGCATTCTCATGCTCACGCATGTGAAGGAGTTGATCCAGCAGAACGCCGAGAAGATGCGCCAGCACTGGCCTGGCGCGCCGCTCGGGATCTACTCGGCCAGCTTGCGTCGCCGCCAGCTTGACGAGCCGATCACCTTCGCCGGCATTCAATCGATCATCAGCCAGATCGACAGGATAGGCCATGTCGATCTGGTCATCATAGATGAATGCCACCTCGTCAATCACAAGCAGCAGGGCAGCTATCGTGTGCTGATCGATCATCTGGCGAAGGTCAATCCGGCCCTGCGCGTGGTCGGTCTCACGGCGACACCGTATCGCCTCGGGCACGGCATGATCACAGATGCGCCCGCGCTGTTCTGGGATCTGATCGAGCCCGTCAGCGTAGAAGAGTTGATCTATAAGGGCTTCCTTTCGCCACTGCGATCAAAGGCGACAGCGGCGAAGATCGATGTCGGCGGCGTCCACAAGCGAGGCGGCGAGTACATCGAGGCCGAACTACAGGCCGCAGCTGATACCGACGCGTTGAACACCTCGACCGTCGATGAGGTCATCGCTCGATCCGAGGGGCGGAAAGCGTGGCTGTTTTTCTGCACCGGCGTTCGTCACGCCGAGCGCGTGCGCGACGAGTTGCGGAAGCGCGGGATCACGGCTGAATGTGTGCTTGGCGATACGCCGCCAGCCGAGCGCGATCGGATCATCTCTGACTTCCGCGCTGGCCGGGTTCGCGCGCTGACCAACGCCAACGTCCTGACCACCGGCTTCGACTATCCAGACATCGACCTAATTGCCCTGCTGCGGCCTACATGCTCACCCGGCCTCTACGTCCAGATGGTCGGTCGCGGAATGCGGCTGAAGAGCAAGGCCAAGGACTGCCTTGTCCTCGACTTCGCCGGATGCGTGGCGACACACGGTCCGATCATCGCGGTTCAGCCGCCGCGCAAGCCTGGAAAAGGACCGGAGGAGAAGAAGGCACCGACCAAGACCTGTCCGAACTGCGACGAGGTGGTGGCGTTGTCCGTGCGAAAGTGCCCGGTCTGCGGGCACGAATGGCAGATGCAGCCGGTCAAGCTAGAGCTGCGTGACGACGACATCATGGGGCAGGACGGCAAGACGATGGCCGTCAAGAATTGGTCGTGGCGAAAGCATATCAGCCGGACAAGCGGGAAGGAGATGCTGGCTGTCTCGTACTATCCAGCCGACTACGCGGCGTCCGTCGTGGTTGAGTATCTGCCCGTGATGCATGACGGATATGCGGGGCAGAAGAGCCGAGGCCAGCTTGTGAAAATGGCGGCGAGTGCCGGCGTCGATTGGAACGATGAGGAGTTATTCGATATCGAGCAGACGGCATCCATGCTGTCGAACGCAACGCCTCCGCGCGAGATCGAGTATCGCCAGGACGGCAAGTTCTTTCGGGTGATCAAAAGGAGATGGGAACGTGACGAAGCGACTGCCTGAGCCGGAAGTTCTGAAAGCATGGCGCAAGCGCGTCGAGGAGCCGCAGCCTAAGATCTGCTGGACATGCGCGAAGTATAGCCTCGATGGCATCTGCCGATTCTACGAGGCAGCACCTCCTGCTGATTTTGCTGAACATCCAGGAGCGTGCTCGCAGCACGAAGACGACATTCCGTTTTAGGTGGCGGGAGCGACCATCGCCCTTGCATGGTAAGCCGAGGGAGGCGTTGACGCGCCGAAGCACGCTGGACCGCTTGGGAGGCGCGCCCCGCCGGACGCGCGCAGGGAGGAGCCTCGGCCCGTCTCAGATGTCGAGGCGCAGCTGTACGCCCAGCCGGTCGGCGTAGAGCCGGACCAGCGCAAGGCGTGCTTCCTCTTTCTGTCGGCGCTTCTCGGAGTGGCGCATCTCCACCACCTTGACCAGCGCACCGCCGTCGTAGCCCGCCGAGGTCGCCTCGGCCTTGAGCTGCGCGAGGTCGTCGCGCGCATCCTCGACAGCCTGGATCGCCCGCTCGATGCGGTCGGCGTAGCGCGACAGATCGTCATTCGTTGTCGTCATGGTGCATTTCCTCAAGGGTTATCTCTGCGCGAGGGTTCTCGCGATCGAGGTGGTGATACAGATGCATCTCTCGCACCTGGCGGTCGTTACGGTAGACGATATCCTGGAGGGCGTCCAGTATCAGCGAGACGTCGAGATCAGGACGCCGCGAGGCGTAGTAGACATCGGCGACCATCCGCAGATCGCCCTCCAGCAGTGGCACAAGCGGCGGATAGGTCCGTTTCACGGCGGCGACGTAGTCGAGCGCCTTCTGGCTCTTGATCAGCCGCGCCTGTCCTCGGATCGTGACGAGGCGGCGCGAGTTCGATTTGCTCGCTGGCTCGCCGTGCAGGATCAGGCGGACGGATCGCATCATTCCTCGTTGCCCGCCGCCGCGAGGCGATGCGCGAGCGCGATGTAGCCCGCTGCATCGACGTAGTCGTCTCGGTTGTAGGTGCCGGTCTGCGTCCTGGCGATTTTCAAAAGCGCCATCATGATCGCGACATCGTGCGGCGTCATCTGCGCGTCGCGTGACACGCGACACCAGGTGTCCCACATGGTCGCGATGTTCGCGAGGTTCTCCTCGGCCTTGCCATGCGTTCGCTCGCGATCTGCTGAGATGATCTCTTCGGCTTCGCGCAGGATACTCGGTGGCTTCATTCGGCTCTCCTCAGTGGTTGAACCTGATATCCGCCCCAGCCCAGAGCGGTGCGACGGAAAGACGAAACAGCGACGGCGTCGAGATCGAGCGAGGACTGAAGCGACGGCGGCTCGATGCGCTGGCGACCGAACCACTTTCGCCCAGGCTCGTCGCGCTCCGCGTCCTCACTCATACTTGCGCCGCCGCCCGCCGAGTTTGACAGGGACTGGCACCTCGTTCTGACGCTTGAGCCGCCGCCGAGACGAGCAGACGGCGGCGCGGCTGATGTTGAGGTCGCGCGCGATTTTGGTCTGGCTGTCGCCGCGCAGCGTTCGGCGCTTTACCTCGTCGTCGTTGACGACGCCGACGAAACGCGCGGGCGTCGCGGCGTAGATGCCCGGTGACGCTGCCACCATCAGCGCCGCGCTTGAGCCGCATGCCGATTGCGCAGGAGGCGGCGAGCCGCGCCAGAGGATGCGAGGAGCGGCGACACTACGCGGATGGTCCTCATATTCGATCTCGCCCGCTTGAGAGCGCCAGCGCTCGTCCATCGTGGCCCAGCTGATCGCGACCTCCTCGGCGCAAGCCGGACCGCGAAACGAGGTCTCGGTTGAGGCGCGGTAGACCACGGTCGGGATCAGGGCGCGCGATTTCGGGCCGATGATCCACCCATTGTAGGCGGCATTTGAGACGGCGTAGGCCAGGCGCTGTTCGTCCTCATGGCGGAACGCCGCGAGGATCTCGCTGACGGTCATCTGACCGGCGCGACGGACGGCGTCCGCGATATCTCTCGATAGGCTCATCGTAGCGCCTCGGGATCGATGTGGAGGCCAAGCGCCCGTGCGAGGCGCGCGACCTGGTAGTGGCGACGTGCGGGGATCGCGCCGCGACGGGACCAGTTCGACACCGCCTGTGGCGAAATGCCGAGGACGCGCGCGAGCGCGGTGTTGCCGCCGAGCGCGAAGATCAATTGAGGGACCGTCATGGGCCTACGATACACCTGCCGTTTAGCCCGTCAAGCGCCGATTGCATAGCGCCATGCGGAACTTGCATGGCAGATTGTGTTGCGCGACTACACGGCAGGTTTATATTTGGCTCCATCGCAACCGGCCAACCCGGCCAAAACGGAGGACCAGCAGATGATCCAGTACATCACCGTCCGCAGCGGTCGCGCGTTTTCGTGCGACGCCCCCGGCACCGGCTACCGCGCGAGCGTCGATGCCAATGGCACCGTGCGGGTCTATGACGACCTCGCGGGCCACTACACCACCTGCCACGCCCTGACCGCCGCGCAGATTTGCTACATCCGCCGCGCGGTCGCGGCCTGATCGATCAGACAGAGGAGGACCAGCAGATGATCTCGATCCAGATCCACGGCAGCGCCATTGACACCGCGGAAGATCATTTTCGCGCCGAGGAGGCCGCGATGAAGGTGTTCGCCGAAGCGCGCTGCACGCCGCGCCAGGCCGAGGCCGAGTACCACCGCCAATTTGACCGCCTCGATTGCGAGGTCGGAATGACCGGGCTCGCGAAGACGTGGCTGGAGGCGCGCGAGGCGGCAGAGCGTGCGGCACGTCGCGGCTGGCACAACCCTCTTAGCTGTCATGTCTCGATGCACGCCTGACCCTCCCGGCTGCCGCTCCACGCGGGCGGCAGCAGGGAGCGCCAGGGTGGCGCGCCGACGATCAACAGGAGGACAGCAAACATGCCCGGCACCGGGATACATCTGCACCAAAACGATACGCTCACCGCGCGCTGGATCTGGCCCGCGAGCGAGGCGGTCGCGGCAGACGCGCGACCGTACTACGAGACGACGATGATGGTCGTCTGCGCCGAAACGAAGGTCACCCTGCACCTCGACATGGCCGACGCCGAGCGCCTGGCGGCGTTGATCACCGCCGAGGTGGCGCAGCGCCGCGCCGATCTCGCCCGCGCGCGGGAGGCGATCAATGTCCGTTGAGGAGTTCGACGTCCGACTGGCCGAGGCCGAGGCGATCACCGAGTGCGGCGTCGCGGTCCTCAAGCTCTGCCGCCGGATCGTGCGGCTGGCAGACGAGACGCCTGGCGCGCCGCTGATCGACGCCGAGGTGCTGATGCGACGGATCATGTCGGACGTCAGCGAGATCATCACCGAGGAGACCACGGCGCAGCTGGCCCGTATCGAGGAGGTCCGCGATGGCTCGCGCGCTTGAGTTCGCCGCCGCGTTTTGCGGCATCTGGGCGGCGATCGGCACGGTGGCGCTATGGCTGCTGGGCTGACACCGTGGGTCATGTTGGGGGTCATCTGCACCGGCCAGCACGACGTCGATCGCCACTGCGGCGGCGTCGAGATCCCCGCCGAGACCCGCGCCGAGTGCTTACAGCACGCGGCGACCATCCGGCAGATGCTGCCGGCGCATATTCGGCTCATCTGGCAAGAGTGCCAGAGCGAGCGTCAACAGGCCGCGCGCCGCGCGGCGCAGAAGGGAGACGCAAAATGAAGCTGACGACAGAGACCATCGACCGCTGGGAGCGCGCAGGACGCCCGCTTCAGATCGCAATGTATGAGATCGCCCCAAGCGTTGCTCAGACGCTGTTGAGCCGCAACCGCAACAATCGCAACATCAGGCGCAACGCGATCATCCGTTACGCGGAGATGATGACGGCGGGAGAGTGGCTGCTCACTGGGGACGCCGTCAGGGTGTGCAGCGACGGCGATCTGATCGACGGCCAGCATAGGCTGCACGCGGTGGTCGAGTCGGGCAAGACGGTCGAAATGATCGTGATGCTCGGAGCAGATCCGCGCGTCAAGCTCGCCATCGACAGCGGCATACCTCGAGGCGTCCTTGCGTTCGCGCCGCTGCCCGATCGCGTCAAGATTACGTTGACCGCCGCATATCGCATGAGCGACTCGACCAATCGAACCGTCCCAGGCATCAGAGATCGAGAGAGGATATCGACATCGCCGCTATGCAAAGTCGCGATTGAGATCAATGAGGCATCGCGCGGACACATACGCGCAATGGCGTCCGGCGCGGCGCGCGCAGCGATATGCGCGGCGATGCTTGAATGGCCTGAGCACGCCGACTTCATGCGGGGCCAGTATCTCGCGATGTGTCGCGCCGATTTCGTGACCTTCTCGACGTTGACGGCGGCGCTCTATCGGCAACTGACCGACCCTGGCCTCGCCAGCAGCGGCGGTAGCTTGGAAGTGCAGCGGTTCTTTCGGAGCATGTATGCGTTCGATCCGGCCAACAGCGCCGCGAAAACGATCCGCTGGAGCGATGCCATGCCGATTGATCGCTATCGCGCCATCGTCCGTCGCCATCTGAACCTGGAGCCCGTGCAATGACCGACCGCAACGACGACCTCGCCCGTTCCGGCCTCGCCTTTGGCTGGATCGAGGAGACCCGCCCGCGCAGCGGAGCGCGGCGATATTGGATTGCCATCGCCATGCTGCTCGCGGGCGTGGTGGCGACCGTGGTCCTGGTGGGAGGGTTTCGATGACCACCGACATTACCACCCTCGCCGCCCGCCTAGCGCGGGCGGATGTGGGCGAGGAGTTCTGGGCGCGGGTGACCCCGCATTTTCAGCGCCACGCCATCGAGCGCTGGAAGGACACGCTGGAGACCGTGCGGCGCGCGGGGCTGGCGGTCGTTGAGGCGGAGGATGGGCGATGAAAACCACCCTCAACAAGATCCGCGAGCACAGCCCCTGCCGCGACGGTTGGGAGAAGCTGCTGCGTGGCCTGGGCAAGACCCAGGCTGACGATGAGCCGCTGTGGATTGACCAGATCCTCGACTGCAACAGTCTGAGCAACGCGCTCTGGTGCCTGCGAGCCGTCGAGGGCTGCGACCGCGAGATCCGGCTTTATGCGGTCTGGTGCGCGCGACGCGTCCAGCATCTGATGGTCGGCGCGCGCTCCATCGCCGCCCTCGATGTCGCCGAGCGCCATGCTCGCGGCGAGGCGAGCGACGAGGAGTTGGAGGCGGCGCGGTCGGGCGAGGCTACAGCGTGGGCTGCGGCTGCGACGGCGTATGCGACGGCGTATGCGGCGGCGTATGCGACGGCGTATGCGGCTGAGAGGTCGGTTTATGTAGGTCGTTTCGCCGAATGCGCCGCGCAAGCCGATGAATTGCGGCGCATCTGCCGCGAGATGAGGGAGGCCAAGCCATGAGCGCGGACATCGTGAAGAGATTGCGATTGGACGCGGAGCCGACCGAGTCCGATATGGAGGAGGCCGCTACCGAGATCGAGCGGCTGCGCGCCCGCGTGGCGGTGATGGAAACTGCTCTGACCCGTTACGCCGAGGATGAATACAACGGCTATAATGCAACCGGAGCCTACGCCCGCGCTGCGCTGGAGGCCAAGCCATGACCCACCGCCCCGCCCCGCTCGTCATCTAATGATCACGATTGTCCCGATGTCGTTGGCAGAGGCGCAGAGTTTCGTCGCTGCCTTCCATCGACACAACAAACCGCCGGTCGGCCACAAGTTTTCTGTCGGAGCGTCGGACGGAGAGAGGCTCGTCGGCGTGGCAATCGTCGGGCGTCCAGTCGCGCGGATGATGCAGGACGGGCTGACGCTGGAAGTGCTGCGGCTTTGCGTAAACGACGGAGCGCCAAAGGGGTCTTGCTCGGCCCTTTACCAGACGTGTTGGAGAGCCGCAAAGGCGCTGGGATATCGCAAGCTCATCACATACACATTGCAAACCGAAAGCGGCGCAAGTCTGCGCGGTGCTGGATGGAAAATTGTCGCGGAACTTCCGGCGAACCGGGCAGATCAATGGCAGAACCGGCCAGGGCGCGAATGGCAATCGACCGTAGGACAAGCGAAAATCAGATGGGAGGCAGCATCGTGACCCACCGCCCCGCCCCGCTCGTCATCCGCTGGTGGCTCAAGGCCACCGGCTACGCGGCGATCACGATGCCCTGGGGCGTCGCGTATTACGCCGCGTGGCCTCCCGACCACGGGTTGGTTGCCCACGAAGAGGTCCACCTTGAGCAGGTCCAGCGTTACGGCGCGTGGGGCTTCGCGGCGCGGTATCTCTGGTGGCTGGCGCGGTATGGATACTGGCGGCATCCGATGGAGATCGAGGCGCGCGACAAGTCGGGATACAGCTAGGCGGGGTAGCGATCCCACGGCAGTTGGAAATGCGGACCGTCAAAGAAGCCGCGAAAATCACCACCCCAACCAATAGGAACACCTTCTACCGCCGCCGCCGCCTTCATTTCGGCGGCGAGCGCGCGGTATGCCGGCGCATCCCAGCGCGCTTTTCCGTCGTCGTCCAGCACCGCGAGATCGACCGCGTGGCCGGTCAGATGGCGCGAGCGCATTGTCTGAGAGCGGCCTTCGCGCGCTAGTTGCGCCTGGCGTTCCATCGTTCGGACGCCCTCGGTGACGATGAACCTCACCGTCCCCATCGACGCGCGCTCGACCACGCGGACGAGGTCGGGATGGACGCCCTCCAGACGCTTTCGGTCGCGAGCGGTGAGGCTCATTTCTTCAACGCCGACACGATCTGCGGCGCGATCTTCTCGGCGCTGCGACCGATGACGTAGCCGCCGAGGCCAAGCTGGACGATGTCCCAGAGCTTCAGCACCTCGGCCTCGCTGATGCCCGGTGCCGAGTATCCGAGCCACCGCGCCACGATCAGCCCGCCGAACGTCAGCATCAAGATCGGCCTCCAGCACGCGGCCAGGAAATGCTCGCTGCGTGCTTCGGCCAGCACAATCTCGCCCGCCGCGCGTTCAAGCTCGGCGCTGGACGCCAGCAGCTGCTTCGCGATCTCGGCCTCGGCCTGGGCGCGGGCGTTGGCGTCGGGGATGAGATTGCCGAGCGCCTTGCCCAAAATGGGAACGAGTGCGGGGAGGAGGGCAGCGATCATGACTGGACCTGTTCGATGAGGATTGCGTGTCGATGATGATGCGTCGCGCGTTGCGCGGCGACGCGCCAGCCATCAGGGATCGGTTCGCCGACGCGCAGCCACGCGACGACGGCGACCGCTGCGATACGCCGCTGGGTCGATGCAGAAGCCGAGCGGCCCGCGTTGCGGCTCAAACGGCTTTCCTGGCGGATCTGAGGATCGTAGCTCATGGATGCTGCCCTGCATCATCTCGCCCGTGTGGCTCGCGGCTTCGGCCCACTCGGGGTCGTCGTATCCGGCTTTGCGTCGTCGTGGCATGCTGCCGCCTCCCACCGCGCGCGCTTGAACGTCAGGATCTCGACCGCTTCCGCGAGGTCAGCGTAGCACTGGATCGACGCCGGTCCGTCGCGCGACGGGTCCACGACGACGGCGATGGTCGCGCCGTGCTGCTGCTGCGGGTATTGATGCCGATCGGCATGAGGGTCGAGGTACTTGTAGCCGCGCGCGCGGATGAGCCAGTGGGGCTTGCTGCCCTTGTCGGCATCCTCGCCGCTGAAGATTTCCCAGTGGTGCTGATGCCCCGCTGCCAGAATGTCGGCCTCGCCCGCCGAGAAGCGATGCGCGCGCATCGGCCCGTGTAGCGGGTTGTAGATCGACTGGCCTTTGAAGTCGTGCGAGGCCCAGATCCGCACGACATGCTCGCCCGCCGCGACCTCGAAGCGCGCCGACCAGTCCTCAAGGCCAGCAGCGCCGCGCGCCATCCAATCGAGCGGATCGCCCTGGCCGTGCGACTGGCTCCAGATATCGTGATTGCCCTTCAGGAGCAGCAGCCACGGCACGGTGGCGAAATACCACTCGGCCAGCTTCCACGCGCGGTCGCGCGTTACGTCCTGATGCGCGTAGAGCCGCTGGAGCTTCCCGCTCCAATTGTTCGTGACGTCGCCCAGCATCACGCCATGCACATGCGGCGTCCGCATCAGGTCCACATCGCGCCGCAGCAGCGGCCAGTTGCATCCGTTGTCATCGAGATGCGGATCGCCCACGAAGGCCAGCAGATACGGACCGGCGTCATGCAACGCGTAGCGCATCCACCGCTTCGCCGCCGCGTTCTCGGCGCGACGCGCGAACCTGTCGGATAGCTGCTCGATCAGCTGCTCGACCGGCACATCGTCTGCCGGTATTTGCGGAGGATCAAAGCGCGGCTTTGGCGCGGTGTCTGGCGAGATCCTGGCATCCGGCGAAAGCGACCAGTCGATCAGACGTCCGGCGGCTTGCTCGATCTTCTGGACCGACAGCCGATCTACGCTCTGCCGCAGACCCAGCCGGTCGAACGCCATGCGGACTGCCGATCGCTCGCCGCGCCTCGACATCACACCCATCGCGGTGCCGCCCTCGCGCAGCGCTTGCTCGATGGCGTCGATGCGACGGTGGGCCTCGGCCCTTGAGATTGGCGGTGTTGGCATCAGCGCAGCGGCAGGAATGGCAGGAGCTTGACCAGGAGCGCCGTCACCGCGCCGCTGGCCGCGCCGACCGCCACCAGCACCCGCCAGCCACCGCCCGCTGCGTCCAGCGCGCTTCGCACGGCCTTGAGGTCTGCCGCCATGCTTTCGACGGTCTTCGTGAGCGTGGCGACCTCGGCCTCGAGGCGTCCGAAATCGCGCGGGTCTATGTGGTCGCTCATGCTGCGATCTCGGTGATGGTGATCGAGGAAATGCATACGCCGCCAAAGACCCGCGCGGCGGTGTTGTTGTCTCCGTTGAAGTAGACCGTCGTCGCGTTGTCGCCGCCAATCCTGATTTTGAATGTCGTGGAGGATGTCGTTCCAGCCGTCATTCGATAGCGCAGCGTCAGGGTGCAACTTTCAAACAAGACCGTTCCGTAGATCGTACAAACGGTGGCAGCGAGAGCGTTGGCCGTGCTGTCCTGAAACAGCGCCGCCGTCATGCGGCAGTTCGCCGAACTTGAGACGACCGCTTGCACTTCGATCATAAGTAGGTTGCTGGAGTTTGTCGGCGTGATCGACGCCGTCATGAACTCCGTCCCCTCTGTGTTTTGGGGGATCGTGTTGTCGAATGGGATGGTTGTCGTGCCGGTCGAATATGTGGTCGATGGCGAATAGACTTGCTGGACGACCTTGCCCGTTGTCACCGTCGCGCGCTTGAGCTTGTTGCTGTCGCTCGCATCGAGAATGAGGATCTGATCGCTGGTCGAGTAGGTCACCGACGCTGGCGCGATATTCGCCAGCTTCAGCGGAGTCAGCGCGCGCGTGTCATCGGTGCCGTTGTTGCTTTCGGTCTGCGTCGCGATCTCGATGCGACCGGCGGCGCTTTCGGTGGCGTCCTCGACGCCGAGGTTGGTTCGCGCCGCTGCGGCTGTCGCCGCTCCGGTGCCGCCGTTCGCGACCGAGAGCGGTATCGACGCTGGCCCGCTGGTGATCGTGCTGAGATTGAGGTGGGTCAACAGATCGTTGAACTTGTCCACCAGGTCCGCGAGGTCAGGACGCGCGAGCTTCGGGTCGTCCGTCGCGCTGTCGAGGTTCGCTTTTGATGCGTTCGTCGGGAGCGTCATGCTTGCGGGCCTCGTAGTTCTACATCGATTGTAGCATTGCTCAATGTACCAGAGGAATTATACACTTTAAATTCAGCCGCTGGCTCGCTGTTTACTGTCTGCGTCTTGCTGATCAGTTCCCACGACCAGCCCGCGCCGACGTTCTGAAGCGCTCCGATACGGGCGGTCGAAATCGCCGCCAGCTGGCCCCTCGCGCCGATCTTGAAATGACCCGCCGCCACGCTGCTGAACCACGACGCCGTCTCGGTCGCCGTGTTGACGTCTTCGTAGGTGTCCGTATACGAGGACGACGAAATGATGGTCGTCAGGCCCGACAGGATCGGCGTCGTGTCTGAGACGCTCGCGCGGATCTGGACGTAGCGCTTGCCCTCGGACAGCGCGAGCGCGACCCAGGAGCCGGTGACGGTGCCGTCGGCGGTGGTGCCAGTCTTCATCTCCAGCGTCACCGTGCCATTCGCCACCGCCGTCACCAGCGGCGTGAACGTCACATCGGCCCCGAGATCGAGTACCGGCGTCTCGTAGCGAAGCGGGCTGTTGTTGGTGAGAATGTTGTCCCAGGTCGCGGGCAAACTCGACCAGGCGCTCGGGAGGTTCGACCAGTTCTGCGAGGACGTCGCGTGCAACGCATTATCGGTGTCCAAGAAGCACGACGTCTTTGTTCCAGGCCATGTCAGCGACTGCTCAATCCGCTGGAGCAGGACATCGCGCAACGGCGGATCGCCGAGCACGGCGGACGAGATGAAGCGCGCGTCGGTGCTTTCGTTCCCGCTGCTATCCACGGTCTTGATCGCAAACCAGTATGTCCCCGAGGCAAGATCGGCGGTCTCGTAGGGAGACGAGATGAGCAGCCCTTCATGGAGCGCAGTCATGCTCGACCAGTCGGTCGTGCTGCTGGTCTTGTATCTGATCCGGTAGCCGCCGCCGCTGCGAACGTCCGCCGGCACGCTCGCAAGCGACCATGTGAACCGCCGTGTTCCGTCCGCAATCCTGGCGACCTGGAAGGTGTCAGGGCGCGGCGGCGCAGCCGATTTCCCGGCCACCACATGCCCAGTGACTGCCACCCACCCCGACACCACGCCGAGGCCACTGATCGAGCGCACGCGCACATCGTAGGCCGTGCCGTCCTCGACCGGCGCGACGTACCCGACCGAGACGGAAGCCGAGGACAACACGCTATCCCAGTCGGTCTCGGCGGACTTCTTCCAGGCTAGCTCGTAGTTCGCGACCCTGGCGTCGCTCGGCGCAGTCCAGGTCGCCTTGATGCGGCTGATGACCGAGCCTTCGGCAAGCTGGAGGATCTCGGCATCGCCGCTCGCCAGGACAAGCGACGTCGGCGCGCTGACGCTGAACGGGTTCGGCAGATCGGTGTCGGGCGCGGGATCGACTTCTTCTTCGTCGGTGCCAGCGGTCCAGTCGTAGACGGTCGAGGCAGTCTCGCGGAGATCGAGATCGACGCCGAGGCTACCGTCGCCGTCCGCGACAAAGCGGAGGCCTGTGACCTCAAATGGCTTCGCTGTCCACCCCATGCGCGTGTTCGTGATGCCGACCACATCTCCAGGAACGAGGCGATACGCCGTCAGCTTCGCCGCCAGCTGAACGCTGATCTGCTGCCGCGCCTTGCGAAGCTCGATGCGCGCGATACGTTGCGCGGTGGCCGCGCTGGTGGTGAACGGGAGATCGATATCGCGCCAGAGCTTCTCGCCGCCGTCGTCGGAGACGTAGGTGGCATTCGTGACCGGTGGGAAGTCCGAGGCTTGCCACTTGTTGTCGGGGCTGACGAAGGTTCCCTTGACGCCGTTCGCCAGATCCCGGCGGCTCAGGCGCGACGACACGCGGATTGGCCCGCGCAGATCGGCCTCGGTCAGCGTGATGGTCGGCGCGGTGTACGCGCCAGCGAATATGGACCATGTGCCGCCGACAAGCGACGCGCGGCCCGCCATAGCGCCGGTCATCGATGCGATGATGTCTCTCGGCCTCTGAGACGTGTCGAACGTACCGTTCATCGTGTAGCGGTCTTCGGTGCCGCCCGCCGCCAGCGTGACGTTCTCGTCGCAGATATTCGCGGCGGCGATCAGGTCTGCCTCATCGATGCGCGTGGCGTAATCGACGCCCAGGCCGCGTATCGGGTCGGTCAGATAATCGGCCAGGCAGAGCGCCGCGTTCGCGCTCCACGCGGTCGTCGATGTGCGCGGGTCGTAGACCTTCTTGCCCTTTACCACCGCCGTTATGTTCGGGATGCCGCTCGCGAAAAGATCGGAGTTGTGCGTCAAGCGCACATAGATGCACGCGCGGCCACGCTGGCGGTGGTCGGCGGTCCACTTGTCGGATGCCTCGGTGATGAGGTCGGCGAATGCCGTCTGCGTATCGGTGCCGAGCTTCTTCTGGACGCGCACATATCCGGCGTATTTGCCGGTTGCCTCGCCCGAGCCATCGAGCGGGACGATCTCGTCGTCGAAGTAGATGTCGCCGATCTCCTCGCACTCATGACCGGCGAGCGTGATGACGAGATGGAGCTTAGAATTGCCGTCGGTCGTGTGGAGGAACGTGATTGCGCCCCCGGTCCTGACCTGGCCGTAGATCACGCGCCACGGCGTGATCGGCTCGCGCACAGTCTGCGTGCGCTGCGCTCCGGCGAAAGGGTCGGAGAACTTCGGCTGCTTCGGACGGAAGATCGACCCAGCGATGGCCGATAGCGTGATCGAGGCCACGAGGCCCACGGCTGCCGACACCAGCGCCGCGCTGACCGATGCCCCGGTGACGAGCGCGACGATAGGGGCGACGATAAAGCCCATCAGACGCCCCAGGCAGCGACGATGCAGCGCGAGGGCATCATCAGTAGCCCCGACTGCGAAAGGCACGCCACGCGCGATCCTGCGACGATCCCGGTGGCCTCGGTCTCACCGTAGTCCGTCGTGACCAGCACGACGTCGCCGCGCTTTGCCATCAACGTATTGTTCATGGCCGGACCTAACGCCTTGGTCCACACCGCACGCAGCCCGCCGCCAGACAGCGCGAGCATGGTGGCGCGCGCGCCTTCCTCGTCGGTGTATTGGCCGCGATAGAGCGCCACCGGATCGGTGTCCGTCATCGCACGGATGCAGTCTCCCGCGAACAGGCCGCAATCATGCACGCCCCACGCGAAAGGCTTGTCGCGCGCATCCTCAAACGCAGCGGCAAGCCTAGATGCCCAATCTTCGCGACGAACGATCATCAGCGGCCCCATGTGATCTGCGCGTCCTGTAGGCTTGCAACATACGCGAAACCGAGGTCGCCGGGGTAATCGATTGCCTGATCCTCGGGCGTGTAGCGGCGTTCGCGGGCGCGCTCCAGGTCGATCAGTTCGCTTTCGTAGGAGATCGCGATTGTCGCGGTGTCCTCGCCGTCCTCGATCGCCGGGACGTCGAGACGGCCCTCAAACTGTAGCACCGGGTCCGCGACCACCGAGCCGCCCGAGAAGAAGGCTAGATAGACCCGGCCCGTCTTACCCGATCGCGCGTCGCCGAGCGCGGCGGCGAGCAGATCGGAAGGCACGCCGGACAGCGATACCGTCAAGCCCGAGGCGCGGATCTCGTTCGTTTCGTCAATGGCCGAGATGCCGAGCAACGTGCCAACGCCGTTCCAAGTCTTGCTGTCCCACGACAGATTGCCGATGCCCGACCAGAGCCGGACCCAGCCCGAGGCGAACTCGCCCTCGAACAGAATGCCGATTTCGACGGACGCGGCCTGTAGCTGCGTGATGACGGATGCGGTGAGGTCGCGGGACATCAGATCGCCTCGACCGCGCCGAAGGCGAGCGTATAGCGCAAGCCCGAGCCCTGGAGCGCCCAGCCCTGCGTGTTCGACGCGAGGCGGAACAAGCCCTTGGCGCTCGATGTCGTGATGACGGCGTTGTCGGCTGGGCTCTCACGCAAGCGCGGCCAGATGTCGAGCGTGATCTCGCCGCTGCTTTCGGTAGAGTCCAGCAGCACCTTGTAGAGCCGATCACCGACCTGGAAATAATCGCCAGCCTTGACCGTCGCGCCCGCCGAGAACCCATCGACCAGCAGCGTCTCGCCGGTCTGGCCCGCGCCCTTGACCAGCGGCGTGCCCGCCCATGTTCCACGCGGCGTCGCGCCACCGGGATCTGCCAGGCGGAACGTGCCCCAGGCCCCGCGCAGCGAGGCCAGCGCCGCGATCCATTCCTCGGCGGCGGGACGCTCCATCTCGGCGACGGTGACGTCCGCTTCCCACCGCGCGCCTTGATGGCGGACCAGCTGCTGCTGGAGGGTGAACGGCGAGGTCGAAACGCCGACGACATTGCCCATGCGGAACTCGACGCGCGCGTAGCCGCCGGATGTCGGGAGGGAGATCGGATAGGAAATGGTCATGGTCAGGTTCCCATCGCGGCGGCGAACGATCCGCCGCGCATCCGCGCGTCAGCCACTGCATCGACGGTCTGGCGCTTGATCGTCGGCATGAGCGCGGCGATCTCGGCGCGCACGGTCTGGGCGACGCCGACGCTGATCTGGATCGTCTGATTGACCACGGTGGAGCCTGTCTGGCCGTTCGGGATGATCCGGCCCGACTGACCGGGCATGAACAGTTCCGGCCCCTGCTCGCCGACCAGATAGGCGCTGCCCGCCTCGACCGGCCCGCCGAGAGCGCGCGGCCCGCCGAATGGAATGCTGGTCGAGCCACCCGGTCCTCTGATGTCGCCTGGCCCGCCGCCGATCAGCCCGCCGAAGGCGCTGGAGAGCCCGCCCATGACGAGATTGGCGAGCGGCGTCGTGACCGTCTGGCGCAGGATGATGCGCGCGATGTCCTGGGCAATCCCCGCCAGCACACCGCGCAGCTTCTCGCCGCGCAGAATCGCGTCCTCGAAAGCGGACTGGAACGATAGCCCGAGATCGCGTGCGAGGTTCTCGTTCTCGCGCGACTGCTTCTCGATGCCGGTCAGGTATTCGGTCTGCTTCTCGGTCGCCTTGCGGAACGCCTCGTCCGACATCGCGACCAGTTCGTTGTAGCGTTCCTGGCTGATGATCGCCGCGTCGAGCGCCTGGGCCAGCAGCGCCTGTTGATCGGCCCAGCGCCGCGTTGCGGCGGTCAGCGGGTCGAGGGTGTTTTCGAGGGACATGACATCGGAGAGGAAGCGCTGGCGCGCACGCTCGGCCTCTTCCTGCGCGCGAGCGGCGTCGCGGATAGCCTCGGCCTCGCGCTTCTTCTGCTCCTCGAACTCCTCGCCTCGTCGCTTGAGGTTCGCGGTGCTTTCATCGGCGCGCTCTTGCTCAATGACGAGCCGGTCGTACTCGCGGATGAGTTTGTCGATGGCGTCGATCTGCGACTGAATGCGCGCGACTTCGGAGGCGGCTTGAGCCTCGACTATGCCTGACATCTCGCTCGACGCCATTGCCCCGCCGCCACCAGTCGGCAGCATCCCGACAAGACGGCGGCGCTCTGCCATCAGGTCTTCAAGCATTACGTTCGCGCGAATGCCAGTCTGCCCCGCGCCGCGCCTCGCGCTCTCCTCGTTCATGCGCTTGATCTCTTCCGTCAAGGAAGAGATCTCGTCTGTCGCCGTCTTCGCATTCTCGGCCATCTTGTCGAACATCATGTAGATGCCGCCACCGATGGCGAGCGCAGCGCCGGCGATTGCGCCGAATGCCCCGAAGATGCCGAGGAACTGTGATCCCTGCTGGATGAACGCGACCATCGCAGATTGACCGCTCGCGACCTGAACGGCGAAGTCGCCAAGCTGATAGCCGGACTGCTGCGCGACGAAACCGAACTGTCTACTCGATGTCGCCGCCGCCGCAGTCGCCGCTCCCATCGCCGCCGTCGCAGTCGCGGCGGACATATACCGCTGCTGCGCGAGGCTGATGATCTGCGCGCCGCGCTCCTGCGAGATGCGCCCGCGTTCCATCGCGGAGTTGACGCGGTCCACGATCTGCTCGTAACGCAGCTGCGAGGCGAAGCCCTTGTCCAGCGATGCCTGGAGGCGATCCATGCTGGACGAAGACGAGACCAGCGAGCGGGTCATCTTCTCCTGCGACTGTTCGACCAGTCCGCTGCTCGCGGAGATCTCGGTATTGGCCCGATCGATCTCCTGCGCGCCGCGCGTGTAATCGCTCGCGTCGAGGCCAGCCTTGAGGATCGATTCCTTCGGCGCGTTGATCATTTCTTCCCCTCGATCTCGCCGCGCACGGCGAAGAACTCGCGATCCACTCGCATGATGAGCGCCACTTCGTCAGGCCGCATCTCCGCGCCGGTCAACCGAGACCATGCGTCGAGATCAGCCCAGGACAGCGGCTCCGCGCCATTGAAGCCGACGCGCCGACCCTGGTGCAGATCCAGCCACGCCGACCAGATGTGCTCGCCCCATGCGGGCAACGGTGGCCCGTCGAGGCCCGCAGGGCGGCGCCCTAGCTGCCGCGCTACACTCTCCAGGTGGTCGCGCTTTCGGCCACCCTTGCGCGGCAAGTCCAGGTCGAAACGGTGACGCGCGAAGGCGATCAGTTCGCCGTCGCGCTCAGCCAGTTTCCCAGGTCGCCTATGTGCTCCTCGACCTGACGCCGGACCCACGCGAACGTCGGATCGCTCATGAGTTCGCGCTTCGCGGCCTCGTCGCACTCGACGTCGAGCGCGTCGCCGGCCAGCGAGTAGAGCCGCCAGCCGGTGATGAGCGCGACGAGCATTCCGACCTGTTCGGCCTCGATGTCATCCGCGGTCAGCTTCGCCGCGCGACGGTCGAGGCGCGCGATGGCGGATGCGCGACGCTGCGCGCCAGCCTCGCGGCTGTCGAGCGACAGGCAGTCGATGTACGCCGGATCGCCGTCGCGCGACAGCAGCGGCGGACGACCGGCGACGGGGATCGAGAGATAGCAGCGCGTCGGCTTGTCCACCGACGCGCCGAGACCGGCAAAACGCGACATGCTCAGGCCGCCGTGTCGTGGATGCGAATGGTGGTTGTGTCGCGGCCCGCCGCGCTGCCGGTGTAGCGGAGCGCCTGGAACGGCAGCGAGATGGTCTGGCCGTTCGCGCCGCTGAGCGGCATGTCCGCGCCGCCGAGCTTGACGCGCGGGAGGTAGATGCAGATCGCATCGGCATTCGCCGCCGAACCACTATCGACGCGCACGATCAGCTGTAGCTCGCTCTCGTTCAAGAAGGCGTTGAAGAGGGCGAAATCTTCCACGAACGCCGACACCGTGCCCGTCACATTTGCGCGACCGAGAAAGATCTCGGGCGCGATGTTCTGGTTGATGACCGCTTGCATCTCGGCCTCGAGATCGAGCGCGATGTCGATGCCGGTGACGATGCCGAGCGGCGACGAGCCAGCATCCGGAGACAGGATCAGGCCGTTGGCCGAGGCGCATGCCGAGGTCGTCGTCGCGGCGGTCGGCGCGGTGAAGTAGGGCGCGCTGCCCGCCGAGAGCGACACCGCGTTTCGGCCCATCACCGGGATTTCCACGGTCGAAAGGCCGGTGGCCGGGAGCGACAGCGAATAGCCCGACACGCGACATTCGGTGAAGAGGCGCGACAGGTCCAGATCCTCGCGGTATTCCTCGATGCCGAACTTGCGCGCCGTGAAGCCCGAGGCCGGGACGATGGTGGTCTTGCCGGGACGCGACACATTGAAGCTGGTGTCGGCCACTGCATCGGTCGTCGGCGCGGGGCTGACGGTGACGGTGCGGTTCGATGTGCCGCCGAAGCTGCGGATCACGAAGTTCCGGTCGTTGTTCGCGGCCGTCGCGAGGTTCGTGAAGCGGATGATGTCACCGACGCGCAGTCCCGAGGTCACCGGGTCGCCCGCCGTGAAGGTGAACGTCGAGGCTGAATTGTCGCTTGTCACCGAGGTGAACTGCGTATTCGACAGCGACAGCGCCGACACCGCCGAGTCGCGGTGCGCGGCGACGAGGAGTTCAAACTGCGTACCCGGCGACAGTTCGCCCGAGATCGAGCCCTCGACGCGCCGCAGCCCGTGACGGAAGTCCGCGATCTGCCGATCGGTGCGGATCTCCTCGGACTGATAGCTGTCCTTCACCAGGTTCAAGCTGGACGAGACGCGCCGCAGCACCTGACCGCCGGACGCGCCGGGGTCGGTCGCGGTG